GGGCTGCGTGGTGACCTACAAGGGCCGCGTCGACCTTGGTGGCGTGGGCGACATTAGCACCGTCAAGGCTACGGTTTGCGCGCATACCGTATACAACGGTGTGGCCCAAACTGGCATCCAGCGCCCCAAGCTGGTTGAAGAAGTATTAGGGTAAGTCCTAATAAATATTTTTGATCTGGCTGTGTTGTTGTTTAATTTGAGGTTATACTTTCAACACGGTCAGCAAGATCGGTAACAGCGAAAAGGAACAGCGAAATGTCAAACTACATTGCAGAAATTGAGACCCGCGTGGCAGGCATCCCTTGCATCATCGGCGTGATCGAATACTCCAGCACTGCTGGCTCATACAGCTACAACGCAGCCAGCGACTGGGACTACTACGGCAGCACAGAGTGCGACTGGGAAGTGTGCGACAGCCGTGGCCGCCCAGCCCCATGGTTGGCCCGCAAAGTCACCGACAAGATCAGCCGCGAGATCGAGTCTGAGATCGCCGAATACTTCAACTAAGGAGAGCGCCATGACACAGCAAGAATTCAATCGTTTGGTCACGCTGGACATCCAGCGCTTGGTGGCCAAGGCCCAAGCAGAGTACGAGGCCCAAGTGGCCGCCGAAGAGGCAGCAGCAGAAGACAGCGAGGCAGCAGAATGAACAAGCATGAGATCGACGAAATGATGAAAGATTTACCCAGCCAAAAACCTAAAGAGTCATTGTCAGACAGGCTGTTAATTGGTACAATGTTCATTCTGTTTTTGATTGCTGCGTGCATTGCACCCGACATCATGCTTTAAGCGAATCAAAACCGAATCGGTTCCCCCGACCGTATGACAAAACGGGGGCCAAAGAATACTTAAAGCGATCCGAAAGCGAAGAGAAACCGAATCGGTTTCGACCAGCACAAGCGGCTGGGACCACCAAACAAATCGGAGAGCAACATGGCAGAACGCATCTACATCGTCCACGGTCCCCAAGGGACCCGCCTCGTCAAGGCCAGTTTGCGCCAGCAAGCCCTGAGCCACGTCGCGAACAGCACCTTCAGCATCGCGGTGGCCACACAGGACGAGCTGGTCGCGCAGATCACGGCAGGCACAAAGGTCGAGCAGTACCGCGCACCTGAGCAGACAGACCTTGCACTAGACGGCGAATAAGCGATTCGGTTACCATTCCCTCATCGACATACGGACGAGGACTAAGGTCATGCCAGAAACCGCCGCAAAGCCACCAAAACGAGCCACAGCAGCCCCAAAGCCCAAAGCTAAGGCTAAGGGTGCATCAACGCCCGCGAAAGCCCCAGAAGCCCCAAAGAAGATGGGAGCACCAAAGGGATCAGGATCAAAGTACACCGAAGAGCTGGCAGACAGGATATGTGACCTCGTCTCCAATGGGGTAAACCTACGCAAGGTGTGCAGGATGGATGGGATGCCAAGCTGGCGCACTGTTTACGATTGGGTCGTGGCTCACCCTGACTTTGCCGCACGCCTCGCACGCGCAAGGGAAATGGGTTTCGATGCCTTGGCCGAAGAGGCCCTCGAAATCAGCAACACGCCAATGATGGGCCAAAAACAAGTGATGGGTGACAAGTCGACCTTCACCACTGTCGAGGACATGCTTGGCCACCGCAAGCTTCAGATCGAGACGCGCCTTAAGCTGCTGGCCGTCTGGGACCCCAAGCGATACGGCAACAAGGTCCAGCTCGGTGGTGACGGCGGCAGCCCCATCAAGGTCGAGGCGCAGGTCGAGGCTGACACCTACCTTGCGGCCCTTCTCACCAACGTAGAGCTGAACAAGCAGGTCTCCGCGAATGAGTGACATTGCCGAGATCGTAGCTGACCCAGAGACGCAGAAGCATCTAGCGCTGGCCAGCCCCGAGTATCGGCTTGCGTGGGCGTGGCGCATGAGCTGGTTCAAGACCCAGCACGTCCACCAAACGCTGCCCCCGGGAGACTGGTGGTCCATCTGGCTCATGCTGGCTGGCCGTGGCGCTGGGAAGACCCGTACCGCCGCCGAGCAGATAGCGTGGTGGGCCTATGAGAACCCCGGCACGCGGTGGCTGGTGGCGGCCCCAACGAGCGCTGACGTCCGCGCCACATGCTTCGAGGGTGACAGCGGTCTAATGACGGTCATCCCCAAGTCGCTGGTCGCCGACTACAACAAGACCGCGCACGAGCTGCGCCTGACCAACGGCAGCCTGATCAAGGGCATCCCCGCCAGTGAGCCTGAGCGCTTCAGGGGGCCGCAGTTCCATGGGGGCTGGTGCGACGAGCTGGCCGCGTGGGACTACATCCAAGAAGCGTGGGATCAGATCCAGTTCGGCATGCGACTGGGTAAGCGCACCCGCATGATCTGCACAACGACGCCCAAGCCCAAGGACCTGATCATTGAGCTGATGGGCCGCGAGGGTGACGACGTGGTGGTGACCACCGCCTCGACCTACGCCAACATCGACAACCTGTCCGACAACTTCCGCAAGCAGATCCTCGCCTATGAAGGGACCAAGCTCGGGCGGCAGGAGATCTACGCCGAGATCATCGACCCCGAGGAGGGTGGCATCGTCAAGCGCGACATGTTCAAGCTCTGGCCCGCTGGCCGCGCCTTCCCCAAGTTCGAGTACATCCTCCAGAGCTACGACGTGGCCACCTCAGAGAAGGCCCAGAACGACCCGACGGCCTGCATCACGTTTGGCGTGTTCAAGCCACAGGATGGCCCCATGAGCGCCATGATCATCGACTGCTGGCAGGAGCGCATGCTGTACCCTGACCTGCGCCCCAAGGTGATCGAGGAGTACGAGACCGTCTTCGGCGAGGGCAAGGACCGCAAGCGCGTCGACCTGCTGCTGATCGAGGACAAGAGCGCAGGCATCTCGCTGATCCAAGACCTGCAACGCGCCCACCTGCCTGTGCGTGCCTACAACCCCGGTAGAGCTGACAAGCTCCAGCGCCTGAACATTGTGTCCAACGTCATCGCCCGTGGCCGTGTGTGGATTCCTGAGAGCGACAACCGCAAGGGCTACGTCAAGGACTGGGCCGAGGGCTTCGTGAGCCAGATCTGCTCGTTCCCTGAGACCACACACGACGACCTCGTGGACGCCTGCACGCAGGCCCTGCGCTACCTGCGCGACTCTGGCTGGCTGGACATCGACCCGCCACCTGATGAGGACTGGGACGAAGACGATTACGCTGACACTGGCCGAGTACGAAAGGTGAACCCATATGCAATCTGACCAACCTGCCCGCGTGGAAATGTGCGCCAATCGCTTTGAGTTGATAAGCTCATGGGGTGAGCCTGTCGACAAGGACTGGGCGCGTGACATGTTCAACGTCTGGCTTGACCAACGTGTGGACTTGACAGAAGCCAGCGTTTATGATTCAGGGGTACAAGGGAAAGGCGACGATCATGGCTGACGAAATGCGGGCATATGACCCAACCATACGAGAGCGTATGGCCTCAGCACTCCAAGGTGGCATGGAGGGCATGGGCATCCGCAGGCAGATCGCACGCCGAGGGGCGCAGAGTCTCACGGGCGGCAGCAGCAGCGCTTTACCTTTTGGTGTGGGAGTCGCTGACTTCGCACCCTTCATTGGCACAACCATGGCGCTCGAGGAGGGCGCTCGCGACTTGGGCAACGCAGCCGAGGCCGCCAAGCGGGGGGACTACATCGACGCAACGGCTGAGACGGCTGGCGCGGCAGCAGGCCTGATCCCCGGGGGCTACAGCACATACAAGGCAGGCAAGAACATGCTCAAGAAAATCAAGACCATCGACCTACCCAGACTAAAGCCAATCGAAACCGATTCGGTTCCCAAGAAGAGGCAGTCCCTCAAAGAGTGGGCCATGGCTGGTGGGGGTGTTCCATCCTCTCACAAGGGGCGTGAGCACGTTTGGCACAAGAAGGCGCAAAAGTACGCCGCTGGCGGTGAGGTGTTCAACACCGTGCCTGACATGGCCGACGGTGGCCAGATCATTGAAGACAAAGCCTACGCTAAGGGCGGCGCGGTCAAGAAGGCCGTGAAGGACGCAGTCGAGGGCGTGGTCGATGGCTTGAAGCCCATGGTCGACCGCATCAACATGCACTTCAAGGACGTGACCAAGCGCGTGCCTGAGCTGCAAGAGGGCGCACAGAAGATTCAAGCCGACGAGCTGAGTCGTGCCGAGTACGAGAAGCTGGTCAAGAAGTACAAGCCCGTCAAGCCCTACGAGTTTGTGCCCAAGCCCGCAACACGCGAGGACGCCATCAACGCCCTAACGGCTGACAAGCGCGACCTGTACGGCACGCCCTCGGGCATGCTGCAAGCTGGTGACCCAGTGGGCCTGCGCCTTGACATCCCAGCCTACAGCGACCATGGTGTGTGGGTCCCAGCCGTTCACCGCCAAGCCGCTGGCTTCGGAGCTGGTGACCGCGTCGGGTATGAGAGCGTCGCTGGCGTGATGAACCCCACGTTCGGCATGTCCGAGAAGGCAGCCCTCAGCATTGCAGCAGGCAAGCCCAAGGGCACGATCGCCACCATCAAGGGCAACTGGAACCCGATGGACGAGGCAACCGCCGTGGCCCGCGCTCAAGAGTACCTAAACAACCCAGAGTGGGCGCAGGTGGGCATGGACCCCGAGCGCCATGGCTACTTCTACGACCGCCGCACAATGAAGCCCATCACGGCAGCCGAGGAGGCCATCCAGATCGGCCCGCTGGTGTTGGCACGCAAGCCGCAGTACGGCAACAAGAAAGACTTCAAATACGCCGACGGCGGTGACGTCCACATGAATAGAGGTGGTAAGGTCAAAGACATTGTCAAGAACGCCCTCACCAATGCAGCAGAGGCGGCAGGCATGAAGGCCCCAGTGACGGCAGCCAAAGACCTGACGACCGTCAAGGACTACCACACGTCTATGATGGACGAGGTGCGACGCCGCGCCGTGGAGGCCAAAAAGGAGATGGACTCCTTCAACTACAAATACGATAAGGGCCAGCGCGTGTTCACTGAGCATGGCGCAAAAAACAACTTGCCACCCCTCACGGTCTTGGAGCGCAGCCGCCATGGCAATCAGATCATGTGGGAAGGTGAGCCGCACAGAAGCCCGAAGATCATTGACCCAGAGACGGGCAAGGCCAAGCGCACGCCCTACGGCCCCGGGTACAAGCTGAGGCGCGAAGGCCCCGAGGAGGGCATGTACCAAGAGTTCATCCTGCCCGAGTCCATGATCATCGGCGACGTCGAGATGGCTAGAGGCGGCAAGGTTAAGAACGTCGTCAAGGAAGGCATTGAGAAGCTCATGGGCAAAGCGCCCAAGGGCGTCGAGCCTATCGTGGTGCGCACACCTGAAGAGCGCTCGGTGATCGACAAGTTCGGCCAGAAGCAAGAGCAGGAAGCCGTGCGCCAAAAGAAGGTCGAGAAGGCCGCCAAGGAAAGCGCAAGCCAAAGCCCCGAGGCCCAAGCAGCCAAACCAGCTAAGTCGACAGGCAAGCGCGTGGCCGTGCCACCTGACGTCTACCGCAAGATGGCCGAAGAGCAAGGCGACGAGGCAGTGCTCAAGGCGGCCCGCGCAGGCAAGCACCTCAAGCCCACGTCCGAGGGCTACATCGGCGCACCCCGCACGGTGACCAGCGGCCAAGGCCTTGGTGCTATGCGCCGCGCCATGGACACCGACTTCGCTGACTCTGTCGAGGCCGTGCGCCTTGCAGACCCTGAGCGTTTGGGCACATGGTATGACCGAGCCAAGCAAGGCATCGCTGAGAGCAGCGAGCCTTACCAGTTACCCCGCACGCTCGAGCAGCATGGCGTCTACTCCGCAGGCGTAAGCCCTGAGTCAGAGCTGACCTTCGCGCTCAAGCACCTGAACAGCCGCGTCGCTGGTGATCCCCAGATGGCTTATCGTGGCGCTGGCATGCGCAACTTAGACAGCGCTGTGGCCGAGGACCGCCCAGCCAACATGGGCTTCAAGATTGGCGAGTACGCCAACAAGAACGACCCACGCATTCCCAACGAAGGCCTGTTTGGCGTGAACGACTTCCGCCGTGCCCAAGGCATGGGCTACACCGACCCACAGGGCAACCCGTGGAAGGCTGGCGTGTCTGACACCATGCACCCATTCATGGACGCTGAGACCGCGCTGCAAGTGGACCGCGCCAACACCGCAGGCACTGGTGGCCGCACCGACTGGCAAGGCCCGCACATCCAAGAAGTGCCATGGGTATATGGTAAGGCGCAGGACCTGTACAGCAGGGGCAAGAAGGGCCAGTACAAGGGCGACGAGCTGGAGGGCATCAAGATGTCCCTGCAAGACGCCAACAACACCGCCCGCGACTACATGTACAAGCACGCAGCGTCGTCCACGGCGGAGCAGATCCCCGGGGCGCGTTTGAACCACGTCCCCCAAGCCCTGAACATGACGCCCGAAGAGAAGCTTGCCTATAGCCTCGAAGGTCGTTTCGACATGCCCGCGCCCGAGGCTGCACTAAACGAATTCCCAGAGGTGGGCGCAGGCAACCGCGACGCCATTTACAGTGCGCTAGGTTACCGTCAGCTCCCAACGCGCCAAGCAGAGGGGTATTACCAAAACAGCCTTGGTGGTACTGAGACCAACCCCATGACAATCTCACGCCCCTTGATGGACTTTCCAACGGGTGGTGGCGGCTTGATGGCCCCAGACTCACGCAGGATGATGGACGCAGCCGAGCAGTTCCGCGCCCTGATGGATGCGCAGGAAGCTGGCGCGTACAACCTGCCCAACACCATGAAAAGCACCAAGGGCAAAAACTCAATGGTGCTTGACACCCGTGACCTAAACCCAGAAGCACTG